TGACTTTGGTTGCAATATTTGCAGCACGCTCTTTAGATTTTTGATCATTATCAGAAACTTCTTTTGCCAAAGAGTTTGTAATTACATCTACTGTCTTATTGTTCTTTAAATCGGTATTCATGAACTCAACAATGTTACGTTTTGCTCGCATGGTTGCGATATTCATCGCTTGCTCAAGACCAGCATCGTCATTGATAGGAATTGCTGCCGTGGCAGTGGACTTAATCTCTGTCCAAGTATCATCGTTAAATGTCACCTCAACTTTACCAAAGTCTTGAGTATACTTAACTGCGTCTTTAGAAACAGGGTCAACTTCAGCTAACTTGGTTGTGCTACATCCTGATACAGCAAGAGCGAGTACAGCAATTGATAAAATCTTTTTCATAATATATTACCTCACAGTGGTTGAATAAACTACTACATCGTCACGCTTGTATAACGACTGCATCCTTTCTCTTAAGACTGGATCACTTACATGATTACCCAATCTTTCTGGAGCCTTCGGGTCTACAAGTTTTAAATCAGCGTCAGTTACAGGAACTGAATTTACAGGAACTGAATTTACAGGAACTGTTGCTGAATTGGTTTTGGCTTTTAGTTTAACAAATTCATTCTTAAACTTAGCCCATTCTGTATCAAAGTCTAGTGCCATCGCATTGGTTGACACAAAAACCATCATAATAAAAAGTTTCTTCATTTTACATTCTTTATAATAACTTCTTTTGCTTGATTAACATGATAGTCTGTAAAACTAAGTAAGTTACTAATACCTACCGTAGCTACAACAAACCCTAATATAAAACTAATCAGTATTTTCATTTAATGTCCTTACTGGCATCAGCTACATCTTTATCATCACGTAGTTCTACAAAAATTGGAAGAAATAAACTCTCTTCACCTTGTTTGTTTTTAATTCTAGTATTATACTTCACTGCAACGATTTTGTCAAGTATTTCTTGTTTGATGTGCCACAAGTTGATTCGATGTTCATCATTCAAGCCAGAGCCAACAGATACCTTTACAACTCCATCTGAGGATTCACAAATCATTGCACCGAGCATTCCTGCATACTTACCAGATCCTTCTTCAACTGCAACAATCTTAAGATCGCATTCCAATTCACCTTTGAATTTAATCTGGTGCTTTGCACGTTTGTCTTCCCAAACACCATTGCCATCTTTAAGAATGATACCTTCATGACCCAAAGACAAATACTCTTGAAACATTTCTTGTGCTTCTTCGATTGTTTGCACGATCTTGCTGGAAACTAACCAGACTTTTTTATTTTTAATACTTTGTTTCTGAACCAATTGTTCTAGACTAGAGAATCGTTTTGAGTATGGAACTGGACAATGACCATCAGTAAAGTAAGCATATGGAATAACATCCCACACAGAAGCATGAACCATTGCAGCTTCTTCAGCTGAGATTGTACCCTTGTTTGCTTTGTTTAGAATACCATTACCTGTCTGACGATCCGCAAACTGGATATCATATGGAAACATAACAAGCAACTCACCATCAAATACGCAATCTACTTCTCCTGCCATAGCGATAAATTGTTCATCTAGATTGCCCAACAGCTGAATCTCTTTACCATTGCGACTACGATACTCAACCTTACCATCACGAACAATGGCATTGAATCGCATACCGTCCATCTTCATCTGAGCATACGCTGGAAATTTAATTTTGTCAATCAGTTTCTGTTCGAACTGTGAGCAAAGCATCACAGGATATTCTCTAATCAGACCAGACCAAACTGCATTGGCAGTCGATACTTGAACACCACAGTCAAGACTTTTGTCAATGATACGTTCAATCACTTTTGCGTCATCTGGATCTAGAGATGAAAGAAGATTGCGTAAGAATTCAATTGCAGCATTTCCTGTCACTTCTCTACTTGAAAGACTATACAGTTGCTGCATGGCAAATCCAAGAGTCATCGTATTGAATTTTGGATCTCGAGTGTATGCTGGAATCTTACGCTGATAGAACTGAACGAATGGACATAGTGCCAAACGAACAACCTCACGCAAAATCTCATTGTCAACATGTTTCTCCAACTGCTCAATCTTGTAGTTACGTGATGGGTTTGCAGCAAGAGTGTTTAGGAAGGCATTAATATTCATACTTCTTTCAATCCTTTTTGAATAATCTTAAATGTTCTGTATCGTTTATCGAAACGAATTGGATTTTTAAACATAGTAAAATCTTTTGGATTATTCCATTTGAAGTATCCATAAATCTTACTCATACTATCTGACATTAGATATGTATGATTTGGTTGTCTGTGTTCACAATTCCAGACAGTAGTTTCTCTGGCGAGAATCATGCTACTTCCATTTCTTTGAAGTAACCATATGGCAGACCATTGAGGAAACAGAAGTATTCCCAGTCGCCATCTGCTTGGCTGGCATCCATAATCCAGCGGAGAGCAGTTGCACGATCTTTCGCACCCATACACATTGTGTTAGTGACATGCTGTTCAAACTTGGCAGTGGCTTCTGCTTCTGCTTCTTTGCGAGCAATGTCCTCTTGCTCGATAACCTTACCCAGCATTTGGAATTCGGCTTCGAAGTCAGCCTCAGTCCAGCTAGTGGTATCGATACCACGAGGACGGACACCATAGGCATCCTTATACATATCCCAGAACTGGCATTGCATTTGCTCCAACACAGTCATTTCTTCCCAAGATTTCATCACATTCTCCATCATAATATAACTATTATACATCAACTCGCAATTAAAGACAACTATTAAATTGCAAGACTTTTGCGTGGGAATCCAGTTGCAAACCCACCAGTTCCAGACACAAAGCCACGAGACGACTTTGCAGACATCTTGGACTTAGGTACACGACGTTTTTTCTCGTCAACTTGAATCACACCACCTTTGCGTAAGAATGCTTTCAATGCTTTCTCACCTTCAGCACGAACTTCAGCTTTGGTTTTAACACTACGATTATAAATCGTTGCAACAATCATTTGTTTCTCAGCTTTTTTCATAATCAATTTCCTTTTCAATTAAACAGACAGATTCAAAATTCGTGCATCGTATTCCATGAATGACACTTCATGTGGCACGAACACAATTTTACCAACACGAGAATGTTTACCTTTTGGTTGAATGTCACCAGAGAAAACATCTTTGGTGCAAGTGATTTTGTAAGCCATATAACCTTGTTCAGTATTACGAACTTGCTCAACAACACCTTCAACGAAACAGTCTTCACGACCAATCATAGGTTTGAAGTCATAAGCACGGATCGTTTGACCAACTTTAGCGATATTTGAAAATTTCATTTGTTCACCTTTCTTCATCATAATATAACTATTATGCCCTAAGTTGCAATTAAAGACAACAACTAAATGCAAAAAACCCTACTGAAAGTAGGGTTATTCTAGCCCTGTCTCTACAGGGTATCTCGTCTCTAGTAAGTTAGTACTTACTTACTTAAGAGCCGATGCTGAGGCTATTTGGATGCCAGAGCCAAAAAGTCGGCTATATTCGTTGACTAGTTGAGTGTCAGGTTCAGCGTCTGATGCGATGGCAGTTCTGTGTAGATCAATGTTTCCTGTCGCATAAGGCATGTATGGTGCGAGTCCAACTCCAACACCCTGTTCTGTTCTTTGCATTACAATTGATGCTGGTTTCTTTAATTCAATGTGACGATCGTAATGATTAAAAATCTCTGCGATAAGTTCTTCACCACTGATTAATTTAAATACTTTAATATCTTTCATGTCAATCCTCTATAACAAGTAGTTCAATAAAATCTGCAGCTGAATTTGAATCTGAAAACCAACGAATAACCATTTGTTCAAATTCATAACAATGCTGTGCAATAACCATAATCTGTCTATTTTTATAGACAGAAACTTTTAGAATCCATTCTCCTCTGCGAACAGTGACGAACGAGATCAAGTTGGGGGATAGTTTTGCTTTCATCATACAAGTATTTAGGGAGAGCCGAAACTCTCCCTAACTTGTACGATTGCTTACAGCGTTTCGTATTCGTCTTTACCTACACCACACTCTGGGCATTCAAAGTCAGCAGGAAGTTCATCCCACTTACCTTCGGTTGCTTCATCGTGAACGTGTCCACAGACTACACATACGTGTTCCATTATAGACCTCCCAAAACTTGTTTGTAAGCATTTGCATGACGCTGTTCTACTTTTTGTAGAGCAGCGAAACGCTTTTCTGCTTTCTTAAGAATTTCTACAAACTGATCAGCGTGTTCTTTCGATTCACTAATCTGTTCTAGAGCAACACCAGCT